CACTTAGTGGTCTCCCTATGGTGGGCCAGGTTGGACTTGAACCAACAATGCTCGAAAGCCACGGATTTACAGTCCGCTGCGTTACCAATTCCGCTCACTGACCCATTTATACGGCTAGGTAGAAGTAACCGTAAACTCCTCCATCTCCTTGTTTTATCGAGTAAGGTTTCTCGAAAGGGCTTCTGGAATTGCCTTGGCACCGGATCTTCGTGTTGATCGAAGACCTTCAGGGTCAGAACCTGACGTGCAGACCGCTACACCAATCCGGCATATTGCTGATTAAATCAGCAAATATTCTTCTAAAGATAGGTTCTTTAGTTTATTAAGATGATGAAATTCTCTGTGACAGTTAGCACATAAGATAACACATTTATCTATTTCTTCTTGGAGAGATTCTTGAGAACGTGTACTCGCACGTCCTATTGTGAACTCTTTTTCTAAAGGGTCTTTGTGATGATAATCAAGAACATACTCCCTTGTATCTCCACATTTCGCACAACACTTTTTCTAACTATTCACAAAATTTTTTTTAGCCTAATATCGAGCGGCTTCTATTTTTCTAGCACACTCTTTACAATAGCCTCGATATTTTTGATTTCCCTGTCTATCAAAACCATTCTTATGATATTCGCTTAATGGTTTTTCTTCCTTGCATTTAGAACAAATTTTAGTCATTGTCATTTTGTCCATCTCCTTCGTTATATATGAAAAAGATAGCAAATCGTTTGACTCCTTTTACCCGACAGATCGGATTATACGAAGCCGGTATAAAACAAGACGCATTTTCTTGTTGCTTAACCTATTAAGCTATCTATCCTGTTATTGGCGGATAAAATCGGACTCGAACCGATAATACACAATATGTGTAATTGCTGTATGCGTCTTTATGTTAATTGTTTAACCCAGACCACCTATTAACAAAAGGGAATGGTCCCGTGAGGTTTATCCGCTGTCATCTAGAGCCACTTTTCTTCCTCAAACACTCTACTAAGAAGAGCCACCAACTTTTTAAGTCTTTGATTCTTGCGGACACGGGTGGTGCCGGGGAGGGGACTCGAACCCCCAATCCTTACGGCGGCGGATTTTAAGTCCGCTGCATATACCAGTTCTGCCACCCCGGCAGATGTTAATGGTCAACAATATCTTTTTCGGCTGGGCAACTGATTTCGAAGCCCACAAAAATATCGTTGTCACAAGCCATATTAGCGATAAAATCGAGTTCTATGGCATATCTGTCAAGAGTTTGAATGTCATCTTCATACTCTTCAATGATTTCTAATTCAGAGTTGATCACGTCTAACTTCTCTTCAAGAGAATTATTCGCGCTAGAAATAAGCTCTAACTTGCGGTTAAGGGCTTCGATCTGAGATTTGGCAAAATTTTTGCCAGCCCGCAGTCTCTCTGCTATAGTTCTCAACTCTGTTTCATCAATCTTTCTAATCTTCTCATAAGGAGCATTTACTTCGCTATATACCTGAGTGCTCCGAGAATAGTCAGCGATAAGAACAAATTCTTTATCGTGCCGTGCAAAGAAATATAAGTATTGTGACATAAACTCACTCCTTTAGAAAAAATGGTCGAGAGTACAGGATTTGAACCTATAACTTCGTGTCCCAAGAAATCATCATAATGCCGCCGTGGTCTATGGGCTAGACCTTCGATTATTACACGCGCTCTACCAATTGAGCTAACTCCCGAAATGTAGTTTTGATAAAGGTTGACTACAAACCTTACTGGTGTGCGTTCCACGCCAAAGGGCTCCTCCGCGCGCTAAGTCCCACTCTTTAGAGGATTCAGTATTCGAGCTGCAACCTTCCAGTTCTCTACTCTTGCTCTGCCGAGTCAGAGTGTCGCTCATTTAAGAGCTGCTTGCGTTTCTCCCACAAGCGGGATATGCCGTCGGTAAGTAGTAGATTTTAGTAACGACGGATGACTTTCCATCACTTCTTGATAATCAAATCAAGTACACTATTTATGTTACATCGTTATCTATACCCTACTTGGTCATACATTGGGGCATATTTTTTAATGTGCTTGTGAGTTACAACACCGATACAAGTTTCCTTGCCATCTGCTTCCTTAATGTAGATAAAGGCTTGGTCAGTTGTAACTGCCGCTCGACCACGCGGTCTTGTCAAACGCTTTGCACAATCTTCAATCTGCTTCATATCAATAGTATTGAGTTCCATACGGCTCTCGCTACCAATGATAACAAAGATTGGCATACCATTCTGTAAAATGGGATTGGTGTCAATGATTCTTCCGCACCACTTGATTGAATATTCTTCGTGAACATCTGTAACAATCAGATGTGTTTTAATCAAGACATTTTCAATCATTGCGACTTTCTCATACTGGCGAAGAAGTTAAGTACATTATCATCAACTTCTCTGGTGGTAACATCTTCTGTGCGCGGCGCAGGGGTTGATTGATGATAGGGGTGTTGCTCTTTCCAGCAATTCAAAAAATGTTTTCTGATAGAGTCTTCGCTTTCGAAGCCTCGCTTGCAGGTAGGACAAATATACATATCTTTCTCCTTTGGCAGCGGTGGAAGGGTTCGAACCTTCGAATACATGGGTCAAAGCCATGCGCGTTAACCACTTCGCAACACCGCTAAATAGTCAAGACGCTAAAGAGTTACAATCAATTTACATTCGCTCTTCTGTCAATTAACTCTCTCTTACCCCAGAAGAACTAGCCAACGGCGTAAAGATTCTTCACAAATCCTTTTGTTAGTATAATATCCAAGATTTTATAGAAAAATTCGCTGGATAGCGTCTTATGGTACGGAATACAGGACTCGAACCTGTGACCCCTTGCTTGTAAGGCAAATGCTCTAACCAGCTGAGCTAATCCCGCATACGACTTACTTGATGTAAGTCGCCGCAAACTTCTCCTCAGAAATTAAAAGAGGCTGACTTGCACACCCGCCAGATTCAATGTTAACGAACATAATCATTGACTTTTTCGTCTCCATATCTGTTGCTCTGGCAACTGTACGAACCAAACCCTTGTCGGAAAAGTAGTAGCAACCCATATCAATTTTTTTCATACCATTTACTTCCTTTCTTAACTTTCTATAAATATTATAACAAAAATATTATAATATTTCAAGACCCACGAAAACTTAGACTTATGACTCCATAGCTCTCGCCTGTCTTCGTTCTAAAGAGCTATCTCGACGTCTGGCAGCAATGACTTGATAATCATTATATCTTCTTTTTCTGTTAGTAAAGAAAGATTTGCTGTATAGGTCTTTATATAACATAGGAAAGGAGTGATACATAGTCCCACCAAATGGGGATTGGTCCGAGTGCAGAGATTCGAACTCTGGGCCTCCTGAACCCAAATCAGGCGCGCTACCAACTGCGCTACACCCGGATAGGTGTCCCGCCATTTAAGGTCTTACGGGCTGACCATAACAAGACGCCTTTTGTGTAATTGGGAATCGAACCCAAATTGTTTCTTTTGTAGAGAAATGTCTTAACCTTTTGACTATTACTATAAGTAGTGGTTGCGGCAAGCGTCTTCTCTTATCTTCTATAAATATTATAACAAAATATTTTTAGAAAATCAAGTTGTCGTAATGAAGGCATTATAGCCCTTACTTTTTAGGTCATTTACAACTCGTGTTGCGTTAGCTTTTACAGAGAACGCACCAACTTGAACCTTCCAATAACTGCCAACCTTGCGGACATAAGCGTTTCTATATCCTGCATTGATTGCATCTGGAAGAACCTTGATTTTAACTAAAAATGCATCTGCATTAGTTTTCTTACTAAATGCACCAAGCTGTACTCTGTAAATAACTTTCGGTTTTAGATAAACAGCCATTACATTATCAACAGGACGATTAGTAAATGCCTTTGTGATACATTTACCATCGTGCAATACCTTGGTACTTCCGCCTCCATCAAGGTTAATAGCATAAT